CGTGCCGGTCGTCAGCGGCACCCCCGACACCACCTACAACCTGGCGTTCACGCGCGATTTTGCGGTGCTCGCCACCCGCCCGCTGCCCGCCCCGATGGACGGCACTCCCACTGCGGTCATCACCGACGACGAGACGCAACTCTCGTTCCGACTCACCCTGCAGTACTCCAACACCGCCAAACGGCACGTCATGAGCGTGGACCTGCTCTACGGCGTCAAGGCCATCAGGACTGGCCTCGGCGTGCAGGTGTTGGGCTAGGAGGTAGCCCGTGGCCGAAAAAAAACCGGTCCGAGTCACCAACCCGAACGGCGTCACCTGCTGGGTGTCGGCAGAGCAGGCCGAAAAACTGCTCATGATACCCGGCTGGAAGCGGGCCGAGCCCGCGAAAAAGCCCGCCAGGAAGGGGAAATAGACAATGTACCTCGTCTACCCCCCCGAGGGCGACCCCATCCGCGTAGCCGACAAGCGGCTGGCCGAGCAGCTGGCCAGCCGCCCCGGCTGGCGCATGGAGTCCGAGCCCGACCCTGAGCCCAAGCGCCCGCGTAAGCGGGCGGCGAAAGGAGAGTAGCAACCCATGCCCCGCACCTACGACCCCTCCAACCTGGCCGGCACCGACGCCACCAACAAGACCTGGGCGGCGGCGTGGGTGCGGTTCCTCATCCGCGACATCCCCAACAGCAACGGCGCCTGGCCGCCCGGCGGCATCGACGACGCTGAGGTGGACGCCCACCTCGACATGACGGCGGTGGAGTACGACGGCAGCACCTACTACCTGCCGCACGAGGCCGCCATCATGCTGCTGCAGGCCGACCCGGAGCGGGTCAAAAACTGGCGGTTACCTGGCATGGCTGAGGAGTATAGCAACATCAATGACATCGCCGCCGCCATCCGCACTCAGTACGGCCAGTATTTCGAGGCCCGCTTGCCCGACGGTGCTCAGCCGTACAACGGGGTGGAGTGGTGAGGCGCTGGGCGCAAAACCTGACCGTCGAGCGCCAGACGCCGCAGGCCAACGCCTATGACCCGCCGGTGACCGCCACCTATGGCCCCTACTCCGCCGTGGTCACCCCCGCTGACGAACGCACTATCTACTACTCCGAGCTGCGCGGCCAGCGGGTTACCCACGTGGCCGTCATCGACGCCGGGGCCAACATCCAGGCAGGCGACCGCGCCACCGTCGGCGATACCAGCTACCTGGTGCGGGAGGTGCGCGAGGCGGGCCGCCGTATGACCGTGATGCTGGAGGTGAGGCAGTGAGGCACAAAAACCGCCGCAAACAGGTCGAGCGCCGCCTCCACGCCCTCGCCCGTCGGGTCGTCAAGGTGCGGGCCGACAGCCTGCGCTCCGAGGAGTACGGCATCCTGGAGGCCTACCGGGTAGGCCGGGGCGAGCACTGGCCCGGGCAACCCAACCCCTCGAGCGCACCTGGCGATCCACCCGCCCGGCAGACCGGGCACCTGATGGAGAGCGTGCGCTACATCATGCACCCGTCGGAGCTCCGGGCCATCATCGGGCCGCTGGAGCGGGGTAGCACCATCGAGGGGCCGAAGCCCGTCCCCTACGCCGCCGGCCTCGAGTATGGCACTCTCAACGTCGAGCCGCGCCCCTGGATACGTCCAGCCTATGAGCGCTGGCGGGCCAAATGGCGGGGAGGTGGCCGGTGAGCCAGTACGATGCCCTGCACTCACTCATCGCTGACATCGTGGCCGCCGGTCACACCGTCCGCACTACGGGCCAGCCGCCGCCCACCGCGCCATTTGTCGCCGTCTACGAGGTGGCCGACACGCCCTACTACTCGCTGGACCCGCCTCCAGAGGCCTACAGCGAGACGCGGGTACAGGTCGAGGCCTGGGCGGCCACTCTCCAGGAGGCCCACCAACTGGCCGACGCGGTGCAAACCATCTGCCACACGGCGGGATGGACCCGCGTCCAGTCCCTCAGCACACAGCACGATGAGGCGGCGGGGCTATACCGCGCCGTCCGTGACTACCGGCTGCTACGGCAGCCATAGGAGGTATGTATGGCCGTAAAATCGCGCGGCAACGTCAAGGTGGAGATCAGCACTGACGGGGGTACAACCTACAACCCGTTGCCGCAGCCTACTCAACTCAACTACAACGGCAATCTCGGCACCATCGACATCCGGCATTTCGACAGCGCCGCTCAGGAGGCCATCGCCGACATCCACGCCGCCAGCGCCGACTACTCCGGATATTTCGTGCCCGGCAACGCTCAACTCGCGGCCCTCCGGTCGGCCAACGAGGCCGGGACGAAGGTCAAGGTCAAACTGACCTACGGCGAGGCCGGCAACGAGGAGGTGTTCATTTTCGACGCCTACGTTTCGGATTTCAAAATGGACGCGGGCGACGCACAAAACGTATCCGCCACGTTCAAGGGCGACGGTGCCGTCAGCTCAAGCTGATGCTACTGACCGCCAAACTGCGGGGCTGGCGGGGCAACCCGCCCAGCTCCGCCCCTATCGTTGGCCTGGGGTGTGAGGTAGTAGACGGCAGCGTCTGGTGCGACACCGTCTACATTGCCCGCGCCACCCGGGCCGAGACCATCAGAGCAGAGCTAGTAGACGACTCCCAGCGCCGCCGGGTGCGGTTGCGCTGGCCCGGCCTGGAGCCGGGGTTGCATGAGGGGGTCAGTTTTGAGCAAATCAAAAAAGCCTGACTACATCGAGGTTTTTGGTTATAAAATCCCGCGCTGGCCGGTGTGCAGCATGGGCGAGCTGGAGGCCCTGGAGGCCTACCATCGCACGCCTGGGGCGACGGAGACGGGGGCGGCCCTGGTGGCCATTGCCGCCGCCATCCGCTACCGCCTCGGCGAGGACGTGGCGCCCGATGACCTACGGCGCAAACCCGCGGACGCCAACGCCATCCGCAACGCCATCGAGGCGCTGACGGCCAGTTACCCGCGGGGAGACGACAGCGCAAAAAACGCGCCAGAGGGCGCACGGACTGGCACAGAGTCCGCGCCCTAGTATCCCACTACTACGCCACGCCGCTCGATCGCGTGGCCTATCTGCCGTGGGACATGGTGGAGGCGGCCATGTCTGCCATCCAGGAGTTGGAGTACCGTCGCCATGCCCACACCGCCGCCCTGATGCTGATGGTGGCGCAGATGGCCGGGGCAGGCGAGCAGGAACTGGACGCCTATCTGCTGCCATATGCCAGGCTGGACCCTGAGCCGCCGTTGCCGCTGGATGTAGCCCGCGACCTGCGTTACGGGCTGCGACACCAACTGATACCGCAGGAGATGCTAGACGCCCTGGGCGGGCGCAACGTGGCCCTCTCGCTGAGGGCGCTGGAGGCGAGTGATGCCTGAGATACTCGACACCGTCATCGTCGAGCTGATCGGCGACGACTCCAAACTCAAACAGGCTCTCGACCGCGCCGAGCGCTCGGCGACCAAGGCGGCGGGCAAGATTGAGCGGGCGTTTGACCGGGCCGTCGGTCCCAGCACGCGCCTATTGGGCTCGGTAACTGCCCTGGGCGGCGCCCTCTCGGCCCTCGGTATCAAAGCGGTCAGCATGGCCGGCCAGATGGAGCAGGCTCGCATCGGCCTGACGACCATGCTGGGTTCGGCGCAGGCCGCCGATAAACATCTGCGCAAGCTCTACGATTTTGCTGCAAAAACTCCATTCGAGATTAACGGCCTTATCGACGCCGACCGTCGCCTCATGGCGATGGGGTTTTCGGCGGGTGAGGTCATACCCACCCTCACCGCCATCGGCGACGCCGTGGCGGCCGTGGGCGGCTCGGCTGAGCTGCTGGACCGCGTCACCCTGGCTCTGGGCCAGATGCGGGCCAAGGGCAAGGTTTCAGGCGAGGAGATGCGCCAGTTGGCCGAGGCAGGCATCCCTGCCTGGGAGATGCTGGCCCAGAAAATCGGGACCGACATCCCGACGGCCATGAAAATGGCCGAGCAGGGCGGGGTTGACGCGGCCACCGGCATCGGGGCCATCCTCGAGGGCATGGAGGACCGATTTGCCGGCTCAATGGAGGCTCAGTCGCGCACCATCCTAGGCATGTGGTCCAATGTCAAGGACAATCTGACGCGCTCCATGATCTCACTCGGCAATACCATTGTGGACGCCCTCAACGTCCGAGCCGCATTGCAAGCTGCTCTGGACGCCCTCGGCCGTTTCCGCAACTGGCTGGAGACCGGCGGGTTGCAAAAGTGGTGGAAGGACTATAAAAACGTCGTCATCATCGTGGCCGGAGCCATCACCGGGGCGCTGGTGCCCGCGGTGGTGGCGTTGACCGGCGCTCTCTGGGGCGCTCTGGCGCCATTGACCCCATTCCTGGCCGCCGGCGCCGCCCTGGCCGGGGCATTTATTGCCCTCGGTGGCACGATGGATGACGTCAAAACGATGGTCAAAACGCTGGGTGTGCTATTTCATGGCCTCTGGGATGTTTTCGCGGGCCTCGGTCGCGGAATGCTGAGCACCATCTCCGCCCTCGATGAGGCGTGGCAGCGGTACATCTCCGGCCTGGGCCGCTCGTTTGCGCTCCTGGGCGACGCCGTGCAGGCCACCCTGGCGGGTGATTTTGGCCGCGCAACCGAGCTGGTCAACACCGCCGCTCTGGCCGCCAAAACCGCCTGGGGCGGGGCCATCCGCGAGATTGCCACAGCCAACTCCGAGGCGATGGACCGGATCAACACCGGCCTCGGCGAGCTGGCGCAGGTCGTCACCGGCCAGGTCGGGGCGTCCTACGACGCCGCCCGCGACAAGGCCAAGGCCGCCGCCGATGAGGCGGCCAACGGGTTTGGGGTGCGCGTGCCCGCCGCCGCCAAACAGACTGGTCAGGCTATCACCAATAACGTCGTGACGCCGCTCCAGCAGGCCGTGGAGCAGGCCAAATCGCTGGGCGATTACCTCACCGCAGCTAGTGGCACCCTCTATGGGCGTCAGCCGGGGGCAGGCCCATTGGGCCAGCGTGGTGCAGTAGTTGCCCCCGTTGGTGGCAACCGCGGCATAGCTGGCGGCTCCCCTGAGCTGCCTGGGCTACTCGATTTTGACCTGGCGGCCCGCGAGGCCGCCAAGGCGGCTGAGGAT